TGGATTCTATCTATGGCAACTGTCAGGTGCCCCTGAAAAGCTATCTGGAGAAGCGGGGCGAGGCCTTTGAGCGGGAGAGCCTGCTGAAATACCTGTTCCGCATGGAGACCAGCCGCCATTGGGCCGAGCGCTACAGCGCAGAGACGGCCATGGACAGCTTCGTTCCCGTGGGGGAAGGCGGCGACTACCCCAAGACCGGATTCCAGGAGTCCTACAAGAAGGACATTGAGAACATGACCTTCAAGAACTCCTTCGCCGTGACCCGTGAGCTGATGGAGGACGCCATGATCGGCACCATGAAGCAGCGGGCCAACCAGCTTATCACCAGCTATGGCAGAACCCGTGAGCTGTTTGGCCGGGCGCTGTACGCCGGCGGCCTGTATGGCACCACCGTTGCCTATGGCGGCAAGAGCTTCCAGTGCGGCAGCGCCGACGGCCTGAATCTGTTCCACAAGGAACATGTGAACAAGGTGAACGGCGCCAAGCAGTGTAATCTCTACAAGGGCGCTTTCAGTGCAACGGTGCTGGACAAGATGGAGACCGAGATGCAGAACCGCACCGGCGACAACGGCGAGCTGCTGGCGGTGGCTCCGGACACCATCTGGATCCCCAACGACGCCGATCTGAAGCGCAAGGTGTTCAGCGCTATCGGCGCGGACAAGGAGCCCACCAGCGCCAACAACGCCTACAACTACCAGTTTGGCCGGTGGAACGTGATTGTGGATCCGTATATGACCAAGGCGCTGAAGGATCTGGGCAAGACGGACGTGCCCTTCTTCCTGCTGGACAGCCATTTTATCCAGATGGCGGACGCCGCCATCTTCCAGGATCGTGTGAAGCTGGAGGTGCTCCGTTCTGGACGAGAACAACGACAACAACGTGTGGAAGGGCTTCAGCCGCTTCGGCGCGGGCTTCGTGGACTGGCGGTTCATCAGCGCGGGCAACATGAGCACCGGCAACGATCTGACCTAAGCTGAGTACATAGCGCGGAAAAAGGCCCGGTTTTCATGACCGGGCCTTTTTTGAAGAACGGAAGGGAGGAACGCCTATGACTTGGGGCGATGTAAAGCTGATCGCCTTGCAAACCATGTTCTCCAACGAGGGTGCGGTCATCACGGTGGACGACATCAATCAGGAGTACATCAACGCCATGCCCGGCAAGGCCAACGAGGCCATGCAGCAGATCACGGCGGTGGGGCGGCCCATCTTGAAGGACTGGCACATCAAAATCGCCGACGGCGCCGACGAAACGGTGAGGACAGACAAGCTGACGCTGCCGGCGGTGGAAAAGCGCTACAAGATCAGCCTGAGTTTCTATCTGCCCCGGTTCCGGTGCATCGACCGGGGCACGGTGATGCTGGACGACGGCAACATCTACGATGTGGCAGAGGACTGGAGCATCGAGGGGGATGACGTGCTGGTGATCCCCGGCAATGTGACGGGGGAGTACACCGTATGGTATCGGGCCTATCCACAGACCATCACCACCCAGACACCGGACGAGGAGACAATCGACATGCCGCCTGATGCGGCGGCGCTGATCCCCCTGTACATCGCGGCAGAGCTCTACAAGGAGGATGAACTGGCCATGGCAACGGTGCTGCGCAACGAGTATGAGGATGGCTTGCAGAAGCTGCAGGCGGCATGGCAGGCGGGCACGGTGGGTCTGCGGGCCGAACCGGCCCGGTATACGACGGGGTGGTGTTAAGCAATGGCGCAATTCAATGTACCCAGCGAGACCGCCCGCAACAGCCTCGTGGTGGAGACGTTCCGGGGCGTGGATCTGAACAACAGCCCCAGCAACGTGGACAAGTCCCGCTCTCCGGCGGCGCCCAACATGATCCGGGATCAGGTGGGCAAGGTGCGCAAGCGAATGGGATATACCACCAAGCTGACGGCCCCGGAGGGCGCTGCCATCAACGGGGTGCATCATCTGCTGGAGGAGACGCTGATCCACGCGGGAACGAAGCTCTACCGGCTGGTGAAAGCCACGGAGGGGACATGGATCCTGACGGAGATCGGGGCAATGGCCAACGCCCGGAGCCGCAGCTTCGTGTTCGACCAGAAGCTGTACCTGCTGGATGGCGCCGCCTATCAGGTATATGACGGCGAAACACTGTCGGCGGTGGCGGACAACGCCACGGTGCCCACCATCATCATTTCCCGGCGGCCTACCGGCGGCGGGCAGGTATACGAGGGACTGAATCTGCTGGGGAAGAAATGGACGGAAAGCTTTCTGGGAACGGCGGACGCCACGGAGTACCAGCTGACCACCAAGGAACTGAGCGACGATCCCGTGACGGCAAAGATTCTGGATGCGGAGGGCAACTGGGTGGACAAGGTGGAGAACACTGACTTCGCCGTTGACCGGGAGAAGGGGATCGTGACCTTTACCACCGCGCCGGGTGAAAGTCCCGTCAAGGGGCAGGACAATGTGCAGATCACAGCCAGCAAGGTGCGGGAGGACTATCTGGACGCCATTAACAAATGCACCATCGCGGCGGTATATGGCGTAGGCGGCAGCACCGACCGGGTGTTCCTCAGCGGCAACGCAGCCAAGCCGGGCATCGACTGGTACAGCAACTTCGAGGATCCTGCCTTCTTCCCTGACACCAGCTATACCAAGCTGGTGCGGGACGGCGGCGAAGTGACAGGCTATGCCGTTCTGAGCAACACGCTGGCGGCTTTCATCAACGGAGCCAGCGACGAACGAAATGTGGTGGTGCGGGGCGGTACTCTGGATGAGGACGGCGACGCCCTATTCCGGGTCAGCAATACCATGATAGGACAGGATGCCGTGGCGCCGGATACCTTCTGCCGCACCGATAAGGAGCCGCTGTTTCTTACGGAGCGGGGTGTGTTCGCTATCACGGCGGAGGAGCTGACCGGCGAGAAATACAGCCAGGAGCGCAGCTACTACATCGGCAGCGCCCTGCGTGCAGCGGCAGGAAAGCGGGAAGCATCCGCCTGTATCTACGGTGATTTCTACGCGCTGGCGCTGGGTGGCACCATCTACCTGCTGGACTTGCAGCAGAAGACCTACGAGCGGAACAGCCCCTACAGCAGCTATCAATACGAATGCTATTACTGGCCAGGGATTCCGGCTACGGTGCTGTTTTTGGACGGCGACGCCTTGTGCTTCGGCACGGCGGACGGGAGACTGTGCCGCTTCGGCACCAATGTGGACGATGTGACCGGCTACAACGACAACGGAGAGGCCATTGACGCCTACTGGGAGACCAGCGATTTTGACGGGAAGATCTTTTTCCACGTCAAGACCTTCACCGGCGTGGCGGTACGGCTGGCAGCGGCGGTCAACACCGGCGTGGCGGTCTACGCACAGGTACGGGGCGTCTGGAAGCAGGTATTTTCCAGCGGGGCAAAGGCACGGTTTTTCGACTGGAACTATGTCGATTTCAGCAAATTCACATTTTCCACCGACCGGACACCCCGGACGCTGTTCGGAAAAATCAAGATCAAGAAAGCGGACAAGGTGCGTTTCCGGCTGCAAAACAACGTACTGAACGAGCCCTTCGGACTGTATGCCTTCGGCTTGCAGTTCAAGGAGCCGGGCGGCAACTACAAGAGATAGCG